TAACATTAAATCTCCTTTATAATAAAAAAGAACCTGCTTTAAAACAAGTTCTTTTAATAAAAATTTTCTAAAAATATTTTTCTGTAATTAAATCTAGATTTTGCAAAAAGGATTCTTCTTTTTTTGTCAATTCTTCTTTATCTAATAATTCCTTTCCAAGTTCTAAACAACTTTTTATAAAACTCTCCATTAACTCATCCATATATTTACCTCCTAATATTTATAGGTATGCATATTAAAAAATTCAATAACATTTGCTCCTAAAACACTAGTTTTTACTCTGTCTGGAGTTATTTTTGAAAAATTTCCTCCAATATCTCCAAATGTTTTAGTAACAGTAACAAGGCACAAATTTTCAAGTTTTCTTATCAAATGTGTTTCGACAGCCTCGTATAAGTCCATAGGTCCATTGCTCTTATCAATCTCATAGACAGCAACCATTTTTTTGCTTTCTTTATATATATTTATTAGTATTTTAATATCAATTATTCTTAATCGATTTAGTATATCATAATAAGTAAGAATTAAATCTTCATCAGTTATTTTATTATTTATTATGTTTCTTATACCATTTATGATAAATTTAATTTTTTCTTCTTGAGATTCTCTTTCAATATTTTCAAATACAATTGGAATGGCCTTATTTCTTATAAAATCAACCTCTGTTTCTGACATTTCCTTTAATTTAAGTTCGATTTTATCAATATGTTCTCTCAATTGTTCAATAGCAGTTAATAACATTTTTTCAGTTCTTTTTTGTTTATAATTAAGAACCGTAGTTGCAATACATGGAGCTACTTGCCCTATAAGTGCATCTGACAACATACTTCCTATCAAAGTAGCTCCGCCATTAATTGCAATATCAATATTTTCCTTTAATTTTTCTTTAACTTTGTTATCCATACCTAACATCACACTCCTTGTAAGTATATATTCTTACAAGAAAGAGCAATATCCTTTTTAATCTAATAAAAAAAGACTTATTTATTTTAAGTCTTTTAGTCATAATATTTTTCTATTTTGATTTATTTACTTTCTATAACCCCAACATCTTTAAGCACCTCTCCAACAGCTTCATTAGTTATCTTTCCCACCAGCTTAAATCTTTTTTTATTGGAACTTTTGCCATTTAAACATTAAATCTCCTTTATAATTTTAAAAGAGTAGTGATTGGCAATCATTACTCTTTATTTTATTGCAATAAAAAAGACACCTTATTGAGTGCCTTCTAGTTCTTATTATATTATTCCTAATTGTTTATTTACTTCTTTATTTGTTCTATTTGAAGCTTCTAATATTTTTCTATAAAGTAAATTACCAGTGTATCCTTGTTTTAAATATTTATTTTCATAATACTCAAATGGTAAATTAGAATTATTAATATCCAAATATGCTGCTAACTCTCTATCTTTCATTAGTTTCCTGGCTTGCATTCTATATTTGTTTCTTAATAAATGAGCTTTTATTGCTTGCTCTTTTATTTCTAATGATTTATCTATTTTATTAACAATGTTTTTATCATGATAAATATACCACTCTCTTACTTTTAGACTACTTAGTTTTCCAATTAAATTTTTATATTCTTCAAAATTAATATCTGTTCTAACCCCTTAAACCCTTCTTTTTAGTATTTGCATCATTTATATAGTATAGATGATATATGAAAACCTGTCAATCTAAAATGAAAAATGTGGATTTTATACATTAATTATCTTTCTAGAATTCCTTCCCGTTTTTCTTCTATAAACTCTTTCATTTAACACGAACATATGGATAATAATTATCCTCAATCCACTCAAAAAGAGCAGTGCTATATAATACGCTGCTCCTTTTATTAAAATAAATAATTGTATAAAAGTAATATCATGGTTATACTATTAATAGTCATAGTTTCATATTAAAATTCCTTTCCTAGATAAAAGAGCAATGGCAACGTAGCATTGCTCTTATTTTTTATTGAAAAGCAAATAATAGATTTCAATTATTTTCTTACTGTATATTTATTTTTAAATCTGTCTATACTCTTAATGAATGTGTTTCATAGTATATTTTCCTTCACTCAAATAAGAGCAATGATAGCATAGCATTGCTCTTATTTTTACATTAAAAAAAGACTCTCTCTAGTCTAGTATTCTTTTTAAATCTACTTTTATTGATTAATCTATTATATCTCCATCATAACTATATCAAACTTCCCACTATTGCTCTTCTTTAGTATATCTATAGGTCTAAGTGGCTTTTTTAAATGATATTCCATAATACATTCCTCTTTGTTTATATTGTCTGTCCATAATAATAATTTTATATTTTCTAAATTACCGAATTGGTTTAATAGCATTTCTCTAGTTATAACTTCAATTTCAGTAAATCCATTTCCCTTAAAATTACTTTCTGTTACAGAGTTATTATCTAACTTTGTCAAGGTATCATCTTTATAAGTATATAAATTTAAATTCTTGTCCTGTATTAAGTATTTTTCAACATATAAAGATTCAAAAAACTCCATCTGATTAATTGTACACCACACTGAACTATAAAATTCTAAAAACCTTATCTTTAAATATCTATATTTTTTATTAGGTTTTTTATAAACATATTCATTATATTTATCATCCTTTATAATATTATCTATAGTATCTATTATTGTATAATTTATATCATCATTACTCATAGAAATTTCTATTTTTTTAGGCACACAAACACTGACATCCCCTGCATTCCCTTGCAAAGTCAGTTTTGAAGGTCTAACTGGTTTTGCGAAATCTATTTTTAACCAATCTTTATCACTTGGGTTTTTTATTTGAAAGCCTGTCATACCATTATTATCAATATGATTATCGAAAGCTAAATATGGTATATAGTTATATCTTCCAGTATGATATTTAGAAGAAGTAAAATTTTCTTTTTTTAAACTATCAGTTACATCATTGCTCCACTTTAAAGTTTCACCTACTAATTCCAAATTACTTACACATTTAAAATTATCATCTATTTTAAAGCTAAACACTTTACCAAAACCCAAATCGCTTCCACTAGACTTGATATTACTTTTCTTATATTCTTTTAACAACTCATTTAAATTATTAAAGCCATATTTATTAAAATCATTATTATTAGGATATTCTTCGCTTTTTAAACTTAATGATTGATATTGTTCATCTTTATAGTATTCAGGGTTAATTGAGTAGTATTTGTTATTTTGTTTGACTAAAAATTTATATCTTTCTAAGTTTTCAACATACCACTCTGTAAACATAGTATATCTACCTGTAGTCTCTATTTTATATTTTCCCTTACTCATTTCTCCACATAGCATATACCACTTATCATCTTCGGTTTTAGCTTCATTTTTAAAAACTTTCCATTCTCCATTTACTTCTTTATATATAGTAACAGGTTGAGATGTGCTTCCTCCTGAATCCCTGTAGTACTGTCCATAGCACCACAAGTTACTGTCTTGATCTAAACTAAATATAATATGTCTAGCACCATAAGGAGACAACAAAACTCCGTAACTACCGTACTTATCTAATCGTCCATCTAATAGAGTGTCTATATGGTCTCGCCCGGATGAACTGTCATACTCAATAAAAACTACTTTTCCTTCTTTACCTAAGTTATAAATAGGTGGTTTTGTATTTCCTGCCATGTTATCACCTTTCCATTCTATTTAAATTCTATTTATTAAAGAAAATCATCTTTCTTTTACTTGTTATCAGCCATCATTATTTCAAATTCATTATCTAATTTATCATAAATTTTATATTGTTCACATTCATATCTAATTGCTTTATTTCCTTCGTTTTTTATACTTTCTTCTATCATCTTAATGTTGCCTAGAATCTTATTAGCATCTAATTCAAAATCTGTTTTCCATATTCCCGTAGATTCCTCTAAACTCATTGGAACGTCTTTAAAATCTAATGGTTCTAGTATAGTATTAACGTTCTTTGTTCCATATTTATCATACCATTGCTCTAATTGTGCATTATCATTAGGTTGTCCAAGTTTATAAAAATTGTTTTTAATTGAGTAATAATTAGAGTTTTGTTTAAGTAAAAATTTATATAGATTCCCGTACATTTCTATTTCTTTTACTAACCACGCCCACGTTGGTATACCTACATCTGTCTTTGCCACTAATCTATATTTATTAAATGCTTTATTATTTGTTGACAAATCTAATATATTTAATCCAGGAATCAATGAAAACTGTTTAATTTCTTTCCATTGTATCTCATCATTAGAACCTTGCACTGAAACTATATTTATAGAAGAATTACTATTATTAGATTGATGTAGCTTTATTTTTATTATTGTTGTTGGTTTTAAAAAATCATACCCTATCCAAGATTTATCTATTGTTTGTCCAGTAATGCCACCCCAATTTGTATCTAAATTTCCATCAAATACACATTCCTTCTTTCTTTCAGGATATGAGGGTTGATAATCATTCGATGCAATAACCGTACCGTTTACACATAAGTTTTTATCCATGTTATCATTCCTTTCTATAAAGTCTTATTTAGAATCTATCTTTTAAAGAAAATAGCAGCCAAATAAATCGACTACTCAATAATTGATTTTTATATCACCATTAAACTTCACATGTACTTGTAATAATGTATTACTTGCATATACAACATCAAATGTATCTTCTTTGGCTTGTATCCATTTACCCTCACCGTCATATTGAAGGTCAAGGTTTTCTAATTCTTCTATATTATCTATATTGTTCATGGATAATAAATAGGCAAATCTTATCTTTTTAGTAGTTACTAACTCATTCCAAAATACATCATTAATAGAGTTAAATAAGTCAATAGTCATCCCGTTAGTTCTTATGTCCTCTACATCTAAATTAATATCTACCCATTTCTCATTTTTAAATACTTTCCATGTTTGTCCACTATCAACTGAACAAACTATCCTTATATTTTCACCTGTAGCAGTAAGCTTAAAATAGTCTATATTCTCTACATTACTTAAATTCATATCACCCTTTGGAATTAATAATCTATCATGGGGTATAGCTGTAGTAACTAAAGTTTTTATAACCCCATCTTCCCCAATTTTGAAACCTTCTACTTTTTTAAAATTGGACTTTTTAAAAATAACAACATACTCTGATTTAATATCTATTCCTCTATTGAACGTGAAATTAGATGCGTGTTCTGTTTTTAGATGTGCCCTGCCATCAAACACCATCATTGGATCTTTTTCAAAATCGTTAGATTCACCATTAGTAAATTCATTCTTTGTTAATATAATATTCTGTGTGCCTAAATCATATTTAAGCACATTTACACGGGGCACTTTAAAATCTATTGTATTAACAGATATATTTACTATTCTAGGTTCTTCAGGACTTCCTATAACACCCATCTTAGATATTTGCTTCATGCTTGCACCTGTAATTTCTCCTGCTTCTGTTCCATTTATAGTAGTAAATTTACCTGTATCTTTTGAATAAGCTACTAGTTGTTTGTCCTGCTTGTTTACTACATCTACATCTTCAAGTTCTTCAAATTTAGTAATTCTTTTATCTACTATCTCTTTATGTATTTTTTTACTTGTCCAGCCAGTCTTATTGGATATTATACTATCATCTAAAACTATATCCTTGTCATGTGTTACATTAAAAAATTTGCTCACATTATCACCTCTATTCATTGATAACTAATTGAAAATCTCTAACATTAAAGTTGTGATTTTCTGCATTTTTAGTTATTCTTACAAATATATCTTTGCTTTCACCTTGTTCAATACTATCTACAACTAAACACTCTTTATAGTTTTCTCCATCAAAAGACAATTGTATCAGGTCATTACTGCTTGTTTCAGTGCCTATATTGATGTTTGTATAATCTTTATCTCCAATGTTTTTAATAGTTATAAGCTCCTCTAAATCTTGGAGTGTAGCAGGATTCACATTAGTAACCACATTACCATGATATATAATTTCAAAATTGTAAGGACTACATATATAAACATCCCCATACTGTAAAGATAAATGACTTGTAGTGTAAATCTCATTATTATCTTTATCTTTAAATATAAAATATCCTATCATATTACCATCTATAAATACTTTACATTCTAAGTTCTTATCAAATATCCTTGTCTTTAATAAATTCCCTTTTAAATCATACAATTCACAAATAGTATTTTCAGGGAAATTTTGAATAGTTATATAAGGATTATCATAAACACTATATTTATTTAATATAAAATCTTCAGCACTATATTTCATAAATCCTTGTTTAGTCATAGCTTCATCTAATTTCATACCACCTATATTTTTATAATTCATACCATCTGGACTTGCATAAGCTTGTATATAATTATCTTGCTTCAATATTTTCCAATATTTATTCTGTTGATCTAATTCTTCATCTTTAATACCAAAGGTATACTCATTATTCCCTAAGTAAATCATAGAGTAATCATAGTCATTCATGTGCTTGAAATTTTCTTTCTCTAGCTCTATAACAAATTCATTATAATCGAACTTTCTTTCCATCTTATTATTACTTATTAGTTTTAACTTACCTGTTTTAATATCTCTAGTTACATTTGAATTCCCTGCAAAGTCATTAAAAAAAGAGGTAAGATAAAAATTATCTACCTCCAATGCTCCATCCTTCACTTTTATTAATTTCATGCACTACCACCTCAATTAAACTCTGGGCTGCATAATATAATCATATGGTACAAATTCAACCACTTGTATATTTTTGGTTCCTGTACCTTGTGCTAATAATGTATGTGCTTCTGCTAATGCATCTTCATAACAATTAGTTGCATAACTAGTTAATTCTTTTCCTTCTTCATTAGTTTCATGTCCATATGGTAAAGATATTAGTTGTTTATCTTTTAATATTCCCCACATCTTCTGTCTTGGTTTTTTAAAATCTATTGTGCTTTCTAACATATTATCACTCTCCAAATATATTTTTTCTTTCAAAATTTTGCGTTTCAATGCAATAGTGTCTACTGCTCTTTAGTTTGTCTAAATCTTTCATAATATCTCCATTTTGTACTATCCTATTAAAATTTCTTTCTATATCCATAGCTTTTGGATTTCTCCATAATGGGACTAAATCAAAATGATGGTATTTCATATAATCTATTAAGTTAGCTATTAATATTCCTATAGCTTGTAATCCATTTTCAGCGTTTAAGAAATATACTTTTTCAGCTTCCCATCTAACCCACCTGTAAGCTCTAATATAGTCTTTATTAGGTTTGGATGTATCTAAAGAATACCAATCATATAATAATTCCATAATAAATTGTACAGCTTCTTTGCCACTACAATACATCCAAGCTTGTACATTTTTATGCCATACCATTATTAATATATTTATTAAATCTACCATTATTTCTATTGATACTGGCATAGGTGGGATATTATAATCTATTCCCCAATATTTACCCCATTCAATAGGATGATCATTATATCTTAGATATTCATAGTTAGGATTTTCTAATAGCTCTTTCATTTTTTCATAGTCTTTATTAGGAATAATTAATTTATCCATTGGATCTGTGGGACTTAGCCACCACCATCTTTTGGCCACCTCAATAAATTTATTATTATTGCCTACTTTATATATGTTTTTCATGAGTGTACCTTGTAATTGCTCATCATGTTCTTTATATATATCCCAAATAGTTAAATCTAATAAATCTTTTTCTATTTGTTTATAGACATTTATTAAAGGCATATAATCTAAATATTTATCATTATCTTTATGTATAGATATTATAGCCTCCCTATCTAAATATCTATTATAATATTTATCTATAATCTTTAACCCTTCTCTATAGAAATACTTTTTATTCTTATCTTTATCTATAGATTTTATATTTATTCTGTCTAAACAATCTATATATTTGTATTTTTCCATATTCTTAAGTAGTATCTTATGCATTAATCTAATATTGTAATCTTTACTAATTCTTCTTATGGTTATACTATCTAAATTATTTACAATATTAGATTTTAATATTGTAGTTATACCAATTCTTTTTAAGATATATGGATTTTCTATAGTATCTATTTTTTTAAAATTCACTCTGTCTACAAAATTATATTTATCTTTATCTATATATTTATCCCTATACTTTTCAAAAAACTTTAATTTATACATGTCAATTTCCTTAAAATAAATCCTATTTAAAAATCTATAATCATGTTTTTCCATGCCTGTGTTTTTCTCTAATTTTAAACTTTGTATAAATTGATATTTAGATAATCCTTTTTCTGTTATTTTATTTGTATATATACTTTCAAATTTATCTAATTGTAAATTTTCTCTATCTATATTTAGATTTATACACTTATTATCTTTATTTAATTGTATATTTCTAAACTCTAGTAAATTCTTGTCTGTTTCTACATGTATATCTATACTATCTCTAGGTTGGAGTTCTGTATATACTTCTATGTTTATATTTATACATTCCTTTTGCCCTAGTTGCATACTTTTCTTTTTATTAAATTCTATAATGTCTGTATCTTCTAAAGGCATACTTTTATCTTTATTTATTTCTCTGTCATGCAACTTTAGCTCTTTTTCAAATTCTTTTACCATAATGGGATTTTCTTTATATAAATATTCATTATTCTTCTTTTCTATATTATAAAAATACTTATATAAGAGTTTATCTCCTCTAGTCTTATCTATTTCAACTACCTTATCCTTATAAAATAGTTTTTCTTTATGTTTTAACACTTTGCTTGTAGTATCATATTTAAAAGTTGCACCAGAATGAGTATCCCCTACATATTTAAGACTACATAGGGGTATTTTATGTAGGGGCATATAAAGAACCTCCTATTCTGTTGTTTTATAACACCTTATAGCTATACAATAATTAATATTTGCACTATTATTAAGAAAATTAAAAGGTGCTGTGAGTTTAAATTTCTTGTAATATTCTTCTTCATCTGTATCTTTCTTATATGCTAATTTATCCATATCATATATTGCACTAGCATCTCCAGCAAGTACATTGATCATTTTTCCTCTTTCCATATCTACTGGATGTACTAAAGTAATATCGCTAAATTGATGTTTCTTATGATTCCATCTCGAACCTTCTACATTACACTTGTCCATAAATGGATTAGTAGCATAGAAAGCAGGGTAATGTGGCTGATAAGGCATACCTATTTTATTAGCTATCATACACATATCTGTTACTCCAGTAGCTGTTCTTTCTCCATAGAGCTTTGTATAATTAGGTTCTATATCAGAAGATACAGTTATACCAAAATTATATTTATCATCTGTTGTAGCACTATCTTCAACTGGTTTTAATGCTCCCATATAAGCATAGGATGTTAAATAGTTTTCATATGGATGCACATCTGCCGAAGGATCTCCACGCAAAACTAAATTTATACTATCTTTAGTTACATTGATCCAATATTGAACTGGTAAAAAGTCCTTAATTTCTGGTTGTAACTTTCTATACCAAGCTAGTCTATAATTATATTCCTTTTGCATATTTTTAGGTATATCTAAATCATTACCTTCTTTATTTAATTTATCTGATATTTGTAATCTTATATTATTGATTGAATTAGATTTTGTCATGGCACTTACGTAAGCATTGTAATCTCCACTTTTACTTGATTCATCATTTACACCTGCCATTATTTCTAATACTTGTGCATCTGTTCTATCATAACAATATTCCCGTATACAATATCTATGTAAACTTTTAAAATCAACTAATGCTTTCTTTTCCTCTGTTGTTAAATCTGCTTTTTCTCTATCTATTTTCACATAAAATTCTTTTCCAAAGCTAGTAGTAGCTTTAATAATACACATATCATTTTGTGTACCTACTGTGAATACAGTATCTACCTTATCTGTTGTACTTTCATCTGTAATAAGATTTATTTCTTTTGCTTCACCTGCACTTCCTATATTGTCCATGCTTGCAGGATGTACTAAATCCCACTTATAAATTCCTGCATTTTGCGTTATTTCTGTTACTAAAGTTTTTACCAAGTCTTTAACTTGACAACTGCCTTCTACATAATAAAACTTTTCTTCTGTAGCCATATTATCTACCTCCCATATTAAAATGTACCTATAATTCTCGCTTTGTTCTCTTCCTGTAATTCTTCCCATACGTTGTCAGGGTTTGCAGCAACATGTTCGGGGATATATACAAATATAGGTATATCAATTTCTCTAATTAAGCCACTTACTTCCCCTATTAATTTTTCTGCGTCTGTTGCTATAAAAATACTTCTTATTTTCTTATTTGTTTCGTATTTGTTTTTATAAAGTTCTAATACTTTTAACCCACTTTCTGGAGAATTGACACCTCCTATCGAAGTGATATTATCTATGTTTTTCACATATTCACTAAATTCATCTATCTTCTTTGGAGGAACTTCTGTGTAATCATACGTTAATAAGTTTCCTTTATTAATATCTCCAAAGAAGATAGTATAAATAAGATTTTTATCCGCCAAATTTGCAAGATATTCTGTTAAATTATTTAAAAAAGATGTTCCTTCACTATAAATTCTTCCCATGGAACCAGTGGTATCTAGCATAAATAAAATATCACCTCTTGGTGGTATCTTAGGCAGTTCTACTGGATTCTCCATAAGATTACCTTCTATATACTCTAAATCCACCATTGTTTGTCTACTGTTTCCACTATTATTATTTAAAATAAAAGAAATAGGAGTATTAGCATGTACTTTATAAAATGTATTAAAGTATTTATGCTCTCCTATTTCCTTAATAGTTGCATTATCTATTATTTTTTCTTTATTTATTTCTAAAGTATAGGTATCTTCTTTTTTCCAGCCTGTTTGATTAAAATGTAATCCAGTTAGAAACACATTTTTATCAAATATAAAATCCTCTTTATTTTCCATTATTATTGGTGGAATATCTAATAATCTGCCTTCATTTTTCTGCATACCATTATGGTTATAATAAATAAAACCCTCTATTCTTTTCTTTAGCATATTATACTGTAAACTTGGCAATAATTCTTTTAAATCCTCTAATAGTGCTTCTATATCATCAGCATTTAATTTTGCATATTTACCTCTTAATTCATCATCAATTAATTCTAATATTTTCTTTTTTAAATCATCTGTCAATTCTTCAAAGTTGACAACATATTTTGGTAAACTCATTCTGAACCACCTTCAAGAATACAAAAGTCTACCCATACTACTTTAGAAGCTCCACTATTATTGTTATAAATAAATTTTATAGTACCATCTACAGGATAAAATACATTAAAATACTTATGCTCACCATATTCTTTAGTTCTTGTTTCTGTGAATAGTCTTTCTTCTTCTACAACTAAATCCCAACTATCTTCAAACCTCCAACTAGATTGAGAATAAGTTATACCCGTTAACTTACTGTTAGCTGGTGCAGTAAATTCTATTGTATGCTGTCCTACTATTGCTGGTACTTCTAACATTTTTCCATATATCTTTTGTGTTCCTAATATTCCTAAATTACCACTTAATCCATCTAATTTTGCACCTAAATCATTTAAGGCTTGAATTAAGTTATTGTAGTCTACGCCTTGTATTTTATCTTTAATTTCACTTAACAATCTTTCTATATCTTCTGTATTAAGTGTTATATTTCCTATATCTACATTTATTCCATTTTCTAAATAATCTTTAATTAAATCACTTAATTCATCAAAATTTATAACATAACTAGGTAGCCCCATATTAATTCACCTCTACTCTAGTTACTTTACCTGTAGCATCTCTTACTAAGTCTATGTATTTAACTTCTTGGTCTGGTAAAGTAACTTTTATTCTAGTAACTTTATTATGCCAATCCCTTAAAAGTTCCTCTATCCATTCTAAAGTTCCACCTTTGTCATATATTATTTTCTCTACTTTTTTAGTATCTGGATTCCTTTCAATATCTACTGGATATTGTGGTAAATCAGTTATTTCTTCTTCATCAAAGAATACATTATCTTTAAGTTGTTTTTTTCTCCAATATTGGTCAATTATATATTCTACAGGCACTCTAAAATCATTAAACTTCATCTATTTTCACCTTCTTCCAAGGCATATTAACACTTATATTCGCTTTATATTCTTCGCTTGTGTCTGATTGAAGATATACATACCATCTTCCAGGCATAGGCTTTGTTATTTTAAAATATTCTGGTTGCCCACTCCAACCACTATAAGTAATACTTTGACAACTATTTAGTCCAGTTTTAGTTATAATATTTTCTGAATCCCCTAATATCTGTTGCTTATAGCCATAAAAAGATTTATTAGGATCTTGTATAACTAAATCATAATGTTTAGTTTCTAAAAGAGAATTTAAAAAAGCCTTTACTTCTAAGTAAGGCTGTTTTTCTATATCTGCAAAACCTAATTTTATTTTCCCAGTTTTATCTATATTAAATGATTCTAATACATTTTCTTTTACATCTTCATAAGTTTCATTTTTATTACTGCCTTTCTTTTTTCCTTCTATGGTATAATTACCAGTACTTAATACTGCTAAACTTGTATTTTCTCTCATACCTTCTAATGCTATTTGATCATTTACACTGTCTGGTGTAAAGCTAGTATGTATTCCTACAACCATATAGTGTCCTAAATAATCATCTTTAATTTTTGTCCTTACTACATCTCTTAATTTCAATTTAGGATTAGCCTTTGTTGCTATTATGTCTAAATTTGTATTTCTTCTCCACATATCTAAAAATTGCTTATTTGCTATTCTACGTCTTTTTATTTCTGTATCTGCGAGTACAGTTTCAACTTCTGTAAATCTATTTTCTCCACCTAAATATTTTTTCATTTTTGGTTCTTCATACACATTATAAATTTTTTCGTTGTATTTAACCAAAAGTCTTGAATACATTGTATCTGTATTTCTTTTACTATCAGCATCAGCTATTTTTATAAAATCTTCATAATACCAATTGTAATTTATATTATTAGGAACATCTGAAGCTAAATAATTAGGATATGGTTTCCCAATTACTAAAATACCTTCTTTATTCATTATACCTTTAGATTCCATTGTAGTTATTGCTTCTTCTACTACATCAGAAAATTGTGTATCGTATTTAATTTTCATTTCTTTTTCTATTTTATAATCTTGTATTTCATCTTTCTTTATTTGCACTTTAAGACCTGCTCTTTTGCAAAGGTCTAATACCATATCGGATGCCATTATATCCTTATAAATTAAATAAGGCACACCCGGATCTATCGGTTTAAGTAATTTACTATAATCATCTCTAGCAATTACTTCTATAATTTCCTCACTAGATTTTATATTATAATTTTTAATTGTTCCAGTAAATTGAGGTTCATCATTCCAATAAAAATTCACTCTATTAGAATTGTCTATTATTCCATCTATCCCACCAAAATTAGTTAATTTCATAGGTGCGTTATTACTTATTTTAAATGTAGCTTGCGTAGCTCCCATATCTATTCTTCTATCTACATCTGCACTAAGAAATAATCTTTTAAAAGTATATTTTTCACCATTGGTTTTTTTTATTACTTCTAGTTTATAACTCATTAGAATCACCTTCCCATCCAGTTATAGGACAAGGACATAATAACTCACAACTCATATAGTAAATATCACCTTCGATTGGAGTATCTAAATCAAAGTTTCCTTGGAAATATCCTCTGTATTCTGTGCCAAATTCATCAATAAAGATAAACCTTTCATTATATTTACTCCTAAACTCTTTAAACTTGCTAATTTCCTCTGGTGTATGTGTTTCAAAAGCTACACTAAATTTAATCAATGTATCACTTTTTACTGCATCTTGAAATACTGTATATCCTGTTAAACTCTTATTACCTTTTCTTAATGTTACAGGAACAGGAGGCTTATAGTTAGTTATTACTGCCCCTGTATCTGTTCCATTATCATATTTAAGTTGTAAATTAAAATCCAACTATAACACCCCCTAGTTTCTTACTGCATCTTTCATAAATAAATCTACTAAACCATTTTTTAGTGCTACTTGTCCCATGCTATTTACTTCTTGTGTTAACTGTTCTGTACCTTTGCCACCTGTATCTGCTACAGTTACATTCATATTTATAGTAGGGTTGAAGTTTAATTGTTTACTATTTCCAATATTGCTATATCCACTACCAGCTCCACTTAAAGCTAAATTATTTAGTCCATCAAATTCTGGTCTAACATTGCCTAAATCTTTAATTTTATTCGCTAATCCTTTAAATTTAGTATTAATAGAGCCTTCTTGCTTATCTATACCTTCTACAAGTCCTTCGCCTATGTAGCCACCATATCCAACAAACACACGTGAAGGAGAATGTATTTCCAGTTCACCTTCAAAGCCTTCTTTTACACCTTTACCAAGTTCTTTGCCTTTGCCTTTAAATAGTCCTTTGACTTTATTAATTCCATTAATAAATCCATCTTTAATATTCTTAAGTTTCTCTTTTCCCCAATTAATGAAATGTCCTATTAATAATTTCCATCCACCTATTACCCATTTAATTGTATCTCCTATACCTTTAAATATTTTCTCTAAAATCCCCCCCATTTTCTTTCCTGCTGCAACTAGCTTATCCCAATGCTTTATAACCTCGTATACTATGAATCCTATTGCAAGTATTGCCCCAGCAATAATAAATGTATGTGGTGTTATTAAAGCTGGTAATGTTTTAAATACTCCCGCCGCCTTTGGTATTAATTTAAATGCTTTCACTATTCCACCTACTCCTCTTTTAACTCCACCTGCTACACCTGTTATTATTTTAGGAACATCTTTTATTTTAGATACCCCTTTTACTATATTTCCACCCATTTTTATTACATTTCCGCCTAACATCATTAATGGCCCTGAAAGTGCTGCCATACCTGCAAAGCTTACTATAGAATGTTTAACTGGTTCTGGTAGCTTATCTATTAATTCTAATAATTTGCTAAATGCGTCTAAGAATCTAGATACATGTGGTAACAAATAACCACCTATGGTTATACCTAAATTATGCAATTGTTCTCTAGCCTTTTTAAACTTCTCTTCTGGTGTATCCATCATTTTGTCAAAAGCTTCTTGTGTAGCATTGGTATCTTCCTTCATTTCTTTCATACTTTTGTCATATAGTTTAACTCCAGAATTGGAAGTCATAGACATTACAGTATTTAATCCTTCTACAGATCCAAACATTGTACTAAAAGCCGATAGAGTATCTTTACTAGTACCTTCTAATATTTTAAGTTCTTTCTCTTTTTCTTTAAGTGCCTTTTTCATTTCTTTGACATTACTAGCCCCATCTTTTTCTGCTTTAGATTGTTTTTGCATAGTTTTTATATGCTCTTGCATAGACTTTATTTCATTATCTATAGCCTTTTTACGATCTTTGTCCTTACTGGTTAAGTTTTTCTTTTCTTCTCTTAATACTTTTATCTTTTCTCTTTCTTTTTCAATTTCTTCTTTATACTTTTTACTACTTCCACCAGAACTTTCTATTGCTTTTTTTAGCTTATTAACTTCATCTAACTTTTTCGCATATGTAGGTGCAGATTCTTCTAGTTTGGATTTTACATCTTGTAGAAATCCCATCCAACCTTTAGTTTTAACTGCATTTGCATCAAACTGTAATCCTAATGTTTTCGCCGCCTTCTTAGCTTCCTTTGATGGTTTTACTATATTAGACATTGCCGCCTTAAGTCCTGTTATTGATTGTGCAGGTTTAATACCCTGTGCAGTGGCAACTGCTATACTAGAGAATAATTCCTCCGTTTTAACTCCTAAAGCACTTGCAATAGGAATAACATTACCTAAGCTAGCACCCATTTCATCAACTGTAACCTTACCTAATTTTTGTGCTATTATCATCTGATTACTTATATCTGTTGCGTCTTTAGAACTTTTACCATATGCATTTATTACAGAAGTTAAAGTATCTGTAGCTGTTGCAACATCTGTAAAACCAGCTTTTGCTAATTTAGCACTATCTTTAGTAAATGCTACTGCGTCAGCTTTATCTATACCACTACTAATAGAATCATAGGTCGCTTGGGCAAAATCTTTAGCTGCCATACCATATTCACTTGAAGCTTTTAAAATCTCTTTTCTCATATCTGCTAACTCTTTTTTACTTGCACCTGCTATAGTATCTATTTTTGCCATACTTGTTTCAAAATCAGATGCCATTTTAGTACAAGCTGTTCCAATACCAACAATAGGTAAAGTTACTGTTTTAGTTAGGGTTCCACCAACACTTGTTAATGCTCCTCCTAAAGATTTTATCCTTCCACCTGCTTCTCCTGTACCTCTTATAAAGTTTTTAAGCTCCGCCCCTGCACTCTTTAGCCCATTATTGAATGGACTTTTATCCAAAGTTAAGTATGCAATTGCAGTACCTACGTTTATTGCCATTTTCTTACCTCCCAATTTGGGAATAATAAAAAATGGTTAAATACTATTTATTGTTAGCATTTAACCACTCTATTACATCATTATTATTAGTTTTATTTCTATCTTCATCATCTATAAATTTAGGTTTGGGACTACCTTCCTCTTGTAATTTAGATATTATATAAATACAAGCTTCATCGAAGCAAAATGCTTCATAATCATTTGTAAGTCCTATTATTTCACTTGGTCTTTGTTTGTACTGTTTACTTATCGTTAGCACCGTCATTATCCTCTGGCTCTTCACGAAAGGATTCTAACTCCTGTACCCCCTGTTGTGTATAATTAAACAAAGCAACTATTTGTTCATCTGTTAATTCAAGTCCAACTTCTTCTAAATCCTTAATAGAAGGTTCTACAAGTGCCTTTTCTGCCATAATGAACATTACATCTGTAAGTGTTTTCATATCTACATTGCCTTTATTGCTTGTTTTACCATAAAATAATTCTTCTGCTGCACTTAATAATCTGTTAGGTATAATACCTTTTCTAACTAAATTTAAAATAGATACCCTCTTAACTTTAACTACAAAAGGTATCTCCTGTTTAAATCTTGGTAATTCTATTACATCACATTCTGCCATCTGTTTTAATTATTCTAAATTTGTTATCTCCATAGTATTTCTCCCCCTATTATGCTATTTTTACTGTTTTAAATTCTGTATCTAGTGATGTAGTAGTTCCACTTCCATCTAGTTTTTTAACTTCTTTAGCCTCTGCAATATATACTGTATCTACTGCTAAAGAAGTAGGTACAAATGTTACTATTTTCTTAGTTCCATCTATAGTTACATTACCTTGAACCAAGCTATTATCTGATTTTCTTCTTATGCTAAAATTAGTCTTAGTTACATCATCTTGGTTTATTTGTTCTTTAAATGTCCATACTATCCTATTAGTTATTTCTACTCCAACATCTGTATTTGTATCTTTTACAGTTCCACCTTCAACTCCTATATCTTCAACTGGTGGATCTGGTTTTTCTGGTTTGCTAGGTAAAGTATCCAAGAATTCTATTTCAACTGGTTTCTCTCCTCTAAATGGAATTGATTCTGCTTCATATTCTGGAACTAAGAATTCACCATCTTTAACTTTATATTTAGCAGGTTTACCTTTACAATGCTTGTAAGTAAATTTAGCATAACCTGTAGTTCTACTATAATCCTTTTCTTCTGTAAATATTTCCATTGTAAATGGATGTCTTTCTGCTACCTTTCCTGCTTCTGCACCACAATACTTATTACCTTCTATACTACCACCATCAATAAGGGACATAGTTTTCATATTAAATAAGTTGTCTTTAAGTTTTAATTTATAACCAATTACAATATCTTCTGTTTCATTAATGCCATAAATAGTATTTTTAACCCTTAATATATCTCTTTTACCGTCAGATTTAATAGGCTCTATATCTATTTCATCAGAAGTTTCAATTGTATGTTTTATATTTGTAACCTCATCAATAAAATTTACCTTAATTACATTAACTAATGTTTTACCATCCATATTATTACCTCCTTAAACTCTTGAATTGTTGGTACTCTATGCTAGCAGTATAAGCTTCTATTTTTTCATCAATAATTGATGGTGTTTCATTGCCTGTAGGTCTTAATTCTCCTATATCCTTCATAGCTTGTTTTATATTCTCTACATAAAACTCCATAGAAGTATAATTAGACATAGGATGATAAATAATGATGTCAAATAACTTATATCCGGTTACATTCCCATTTGTAGCATAAGTCCCATTCTCTTTTATAACTACATAACTATCTATACATTTATCTCTCTTTTGTCCAGGGGAATATACTTCATATCCTAGTTTTTTTAAGTGTAAATATATCTTTTGCCATACAGTTTGGGGAATTGTATTATTTATTAAATCCTGTTGTAGGTGGTCCCCCGGAACTTTATAATTAAAACTACTCATTTAATCACTTTCCTAACAAATTATTCATGCCTCTTAGTATTTCAGGGCTTAATTTATCTACTGCTGGTTTTAAAGTGGCATATTGCTTATCATTACATAATTCTAAAAATGGTGAATATTCCATATTACCAGCTACATAAACAATACATTTATCATCTTCCCATTGCTTACCACCCTCTATAGTTTTACGTGCTAACCCTGTTCTATCTATCCAAGGTGCATTTTTCTTAGCATGATTTTCTAATTTCTTTCCTGCAGTATCAGCATAAACTCCTATGGATACTTTACTTTTTACTTCGAATTCAGATAATCCATTAATAACACTTTCTATATCAAATTTAAAACTCATAATGTTACATCCTATTCAAATACATATCAAAGACTATGTTTTCTACATTCCCTGTATCAATTACTTTGTATTTAATGCCATCTAATGTTAAATAATCGTCTTGCTTTATTTTTTTACTTTCTTCATTGTAGGTAACTAATAACTTATCATAGTAATTAGTATTTATAGTAGCACCTGTATCTGAACTAATATTTATCTTGTTTTCTTTTCTGTAGTAATAACCCTTAATAGTTGCTACATATAAATCTTCTAATTTCTCTCCATAAGCATTTTTACCATTTCTTAATATCTTAATTTCTTTTAATAATCCTTTTTTCTCTAATTGCTTATATATCTGTCTGCTTATTTTTCCTCTATTAAATTTACTCATTGGCCATCAACTCTTTTCATGGATGTTTTATATCCTGTTATATTCCCTTGCAAACTTTCTTCATATGCTTTTTTATATTCCTCTGCTAATCCTAACCAATATTGCCTATTAGAACTTAACTTTACACCTGCTACCTCTAACTTATCATCTGCGTTAGCTTTTAATAAACAACCTTTATAACTAGCCTTATTAATATTATTATCATTGGATTGCAATAACAAACTCAGGTCATTATCTTCAAAATATGGATATTCTCGCTCCTGAAGATTAAATTTTAATATTTCCAAAGGTATAGTCATGCTTATTCTCCTTCCTTAGTTTCTCCTTTTTCTATTTTCTCTAAAGACTCAACATAACCTCTCTTGGTCATTTCCTCACTATCCTCTGATCTAACCTCAAATTCATAACCTATTTTAAAACAGCTTTCATCATATTTTATATTTACTAAAGCTTTTACTTTCTTCAATTTTTCATCTGCTTTCTTAGCCATATTACCCACCCTTTCTATTTTTAATTTAAAAAGAGAAGGTATTTCACCTTCCCTCTTATTCAGCTACTGTAGCAAAAAAACATTCATCTGCCCTTTCAAATGAAGGTAGAACTAACTGTGATACCTTAGTTTCTACTGTAACAGGATCCTCTTTTGCCATAGTAGTTATTGCTACACCAGTATTAACTATTTGAGTATCTAATTTAGATGAACCAAACATTTTGTCAGCCTCTTCTGGTGTAGTACCATACATTGTTTTGCCTAGTGCACCTTGAGGAATTAAAGTAACTTTATTATCCTCGTAAAGGTTCATTGTGCTACCATCTTCGGCTGTAAATACACCATTTAATATACCCACTTCTATTTCTAATTTTTCTTTTAAGTAATTCTTTACTAGCTTATCAGTAACTACCACATTGCTTATGCCTTTAATTTCACTTTCTATAGCAGCATTTGCTCTTATATATCCGAAAGTTTTTTGTGTCATTAACATTCTATTAGGTTTTGCATAACCTTCTGCCACTAAAGTATTTTGCCATCTTTCAATGTCTCCTACTATATTAGCTGTTTTATCACTCCATTTAGCAGTGCCAGCAAGCACTTCTTTATGGTCAGATGGAATTCCATAATCTACAACTACATCACCATCATCAGTAATTATCTTTATTTCTCCACTTTGAAGTAGTTGAGCTCTCATCCTAGTTGCTTGCACTTCTGCACCATCAACTAAAGCTTTATAATTACCGAATATTTGATTTAATATTTGATTGACTAGTTCTTGGTTATTAGCTTTCATTGCTAAAAGCATTTGTTGTCTATCCTTTTCTTTTATTAAAACTGATTCTTTGAAGAAAGGCATTTCTTTCTTTTCAATGTTTATGTCAGCTTTTAAAGTTCTTGGTTTAACTGCTACATCAAATGTGCTCATTCTTAAAGCTACTGGTCTTTGTTTTGCACCCTTAGCAACTTCTAGTTCCATTCCTAGTTGTTTATCATTTGGAAATAAAGCCTTATCTAGTGTAACTTGTAGTGGTAAATTTTTAATATATAATGCTATTTCATTTGCGTTTATAAAATCTTGTAAATTCATATTGTTATTCCTCCCCTAATTATAAAAATTGAATCATTTTTAATGCTGCTTTTACTTCTGTAGCTGGTTTTTGTGGTAATGCATTTTCTTTTATAAAACCAAAAATGGTCACTGGAACTACTTCTGTACCACTGGAATTATTAAAATCTACATCCTCATAAACAATTCCAAAAGCAGTACCATCAGTTACTTTTTTACCTGTTTTGTCTACTATTGTTCCAGCTTCAAGTATTCCTTCTTTTAATGTTGCTACTGTCTTACTTACCTTAATGTTAGTGTTTTGAAATAATGCTCCAGCTAATGCTAAAATGTTCCTTTGAGTTCCTAATATTTTAGTTGTACTTTGTCTCACTTTTCATTCCTCCATTATTTAAAGAAACTGTCTATAGTCTCATTTATTTTAACTTGGTCAGCTTGTTGTTTTCCTAAAACTTCACCTATACTTTTAGGTTGGTCAGTATTATTGCTAAATGAAGATGGACCACCTCCTATGCTTCCAGTACCTCCTGGTTGCTCTTCTTCAAATAAGTAACTACGCTCTTTTTGCATTATTTCCATTTGTTCCTTTAAACCAATGATGTCTTTGCCATCTTGTTTCAACTTATCTTCATCTAATAACTTAGTTACAACCTCTTTATCCTTAACATTGTAATTATCTAATGCTTTATTTAGAGCATTTTGAAATTCAATCTTAGCTAACTGTTTTTCATGTTCTTCTTTTTGATTTTTGTTTTCTTCTTCAAGCTTAGTTAATTTGTCTTTTAAACCATCTACATCCTTGTACTCCTCTTTAAGTTCATTTATCTGATTATCTCTATCCTTTAACTGTTTTTTATATTCCTTGATAGAGCTATTAGCAGTTTCCAGTTCCTTTTTTTCTACATAGTTAGAACTGTCCACTAAGTCTATATCCTTGTATTTCTTTTGTAAATCCTCTGGTATCTGTTTAAAGTGTTCTCCTAATATTTCACTTAATTTTGGCATATTATCATTCCTTTCTTAGCCTTTTACGCCTTGCTAAGGGCAAAATAAAAAAGCCTTATTTCTAAGACTTAATAGTTTGTACACCTTTCTTAAATATGGTAATATTTTGTTGAAAGGAGGTGATTTTATGAGTAATTTAATCAAACCTGGAACAGATAACCAGCCTGCAGGAAAATATAAAGAAGTTGGTCCTCGTGGTGGTAATGTTCCAAAAGCAAGAGTAGTAAAAATTGATCCAGGTGATAGACTTCCTCCTACTCAAGAAAAAGGTCGTAAGTGGGAAAAATTTAAATAGTTAAATTTCTATTCTTTTTTTCCATATGCAGAGACATAAACTGAATATATTTACTTGTATCCAAGCCTCTGCATATCTTTTTCCATTTTCCTTATACTTTGTAATATAATGATGCATAATGTTCACCTCGCTTTCAGACATAATAAAAGCACCTACTATTTTTACTTAGTAAGTGCTTTTTAATTAATTATTTCTATATTTTTTATTTCATTTTCGTACAATTCATAACTTGCACTTTCAGTATCTACTCCAATGCTAGCTATCTCAGGTTCATTATCTATAGCTTGAGTATAGTCACTACATTTACCCTGAAATGTATTACCACTTAAACAGGTTATTTTTATTGTTTTACCAACATATTCCCACAAATTCATATAATCACTCCTTTTTAGTTGGTACTATATGAGTACCTTTTTTAGAATAATGTATTTTACATCTATTTGTTTTTGATTCTTCATTAGTCATATTATTAACATTTATACCTATTTCTTTATCTATAGTTACAATCTCTTTATTATCCCATTCATTGTTTTGATTTAGTCTTATAATTCCACTTCCTGCATATTTATTAACTATTTTTTGTGCTTCATCAATTGATATTGTTAAGTAACTTCTACCTTCAATATAATTATTATGTTCTTTAATATGCTTTCCTTGCTTACCTTCTAATATTTCAAGTGGATATTTTCCACTTTTTATGTCATTTCTTATACTACTTATTATATCACTATTGCTATCATTATTGTTACCTTTTTTACTAATATTTCTAAACAAATTATTTTCTCCTGCAAATTCTCTTCCATATTCTTTGTACCAATCATCTAATTTATTATTACTTCCCCCATATAACCAACCATGTAGTTCCATGCCCACTTCATCTAAAGATTTAGTTATAACAGGTGTAAAATAACATACTCCATTTGGATGATCTAAAGGTAATTCATCTGGTTTATATGTTTTTCCTTCTCTTTCTCTGCATATGGAACATGGTCCTCTATGAGAATTACTTGTATGCCACTCTATTCCTTCTACAAATGGATTAGCTTTACAACTTCTCTGCATAGATAATTGATAAGCATGACTCATAGAAGTTACTGCTAACCTAAAACTGTTATATTCTATCTTTTTATTTCCTACTCCTGGATATATCCTTTTGAAATCCCAATCTTTTTTAACTTCTGGATTAACATAATCCGATAAATCTTTTGCTAACTCATAAGTACTCTTCTTTTCTAATAATCCTTTTTGTATTATATAATCAAAGTTTGCATTAGCTTCTTTCTCATGGAACCATAGCCTTTCTGAAAGCCCTTTACCATCTTTATAAAAATCTCCATTTATAAGTTCTTCTAATGCCTGCTGCGGTATCCTAGAAAACATATTAGAAAATGTTTCTTTTGAATTTAATTTATATTTTACATCCATTAAATTAAAAAAGTCAGTTTGAATATTTGTTGCATACTTTGCACTTTCTAATATAGAATACTCTATATCTTTTTTAAGAATCTTATTTAATTCTTTTATGTCTTTCTTGAATTGTTTTTGATAGTCCAATAACCATCTTTCACTTAAACTATCCTTATTCGCTCTTTTAGCTCTTTTCCTTAAATCTTTTGCTACATCTCTGTATAAATCCTTTATATTTTTTATTTGCTTCTTAGTAAGCATTATTCTTTGTTTCTGTGCTTTATCTACTAATTCTAAGTATTCATTCATCTCACCACCTCACTTTATTTAAGCATAAAAATAGCACCTATTATCTTTTAGGTGCTCTGTATCCAGCTTTCTCAGCTTCTTCTATGGTACTAAACCATTCTTCTGCTATAGTCCTATCATAATAAGTACTGCCTGGTACATGGTATATTTTTTCTCCTGTATTTTTATTAATATTTCCTTTTATTTTACCTTTATGATTATTTTGTGTTTTTATTTGTTTTTCTTGGTTAGCTTCTTGTGAATTACCTTTGTTATTTCCATCAACTTTACTACTAACTTTTCTATTAATAGATGTTTTACTCACTGGCTCCATGTATATATAATTATAACTGCTAAGCTCCAATCTTAAAGTTAGGAAGAATAAAACTCCATAAATTACAGTTCCTATTGAATATACACCAATTGCATCTTTTTTATTTTTAAGTATTTTACTTCCTGTTAAAGCTGATATAATTAATGCGGAAAAAAATATTATAAATAGTATATAAAATATAATTACCAACTCCATAACTCCTCCTCCTTATCTTCATGTAAATTATACCATATATGAGGGGAAGATTAGTACTATATTTCCCTTAAAAATTGTTCTTGCTCTGCTGCTGTAATAGAAGTTATATCCTCGCATATTTCTTTTAAAATATCATCTACATTTTCATCATCTGTAAAGTCCTTTATGTAACTTCTATGACTTCTTACATTAGTTCTTACCTCTTCCATTGCAAGTCTTTTCTTATCTTCTTCATCTTCTGGAATAGGGTAATTTTTATTTAAAACTATATTATAAAGTAAGTCATTCCATTCGTCTTTCCACTCTTCATAGCATTTAAATTTGCCACAAGCTTCAACTATTAATCTAATCATTTGCCTTATAATTGGTTCCCAATCATGCCATTTTTCCTCACAACGTGCTACAAGCTCTATGTACATATATTTAATACTCTTAGCACTTGGAACTTGTTGAAGACTTTCTGGCTTAGGTATTCCTAATTTTTCATACATACTATCTTCTAATGTTTTTAAATATTTAAGTACTGGATCTGCATTAGTAAAATTACTCTCTAAACGCTGTACTTTAGCTTGTTTATTACCTTCTGTATCATCAATACTTTTTAAAGCCATAAGTGAATTAGGTGCAATGTTACAAGCATTAACCGTATCTTCTGTTGCATCTATTACAGCTGTTTGTCCAAACATAAGAAATCTTAAACTGTCGTTAAAATCTGATAGTCTCCTATTGTAGCTATCTTGCAATGGTTTTAAATCTTTTATATCACTTTGTCCATAAGGGTTAATAATGCTTTGTTCATTGCAAATTACCCAACATGGTATTTTAGATAGTCCTGTGTCCTGTTCTTTTATTTCTATTGGTGCTTTCAGATTATTACCTTTAAAAGTTTCTATTCTTAAATAACAAGTAGATTCCTTGTCACTTATTTTATTCATATAGTAAGTGTATCTGCACCATATCTGGTCTTTTTCCTCTTTATTTGCGGTTTCAGCGTCTTGTCTTACTAGTATTACTTTATTCAATTTAGTTATATCATTAGGATCTACTTCATAACTAAAGTCATTTATATCATGGTAATAAAGTCTTATAGGTTGACCTGGATTAGCTTCTAATCTTAACATTACCCTTTTAGTTACTGTTGCAAGCCTAAAAGCTTTCATAGTGTTACTCCAAAACTTACTAGCATTAAGTATTGCATCTATATACTGCCTTAATTCTTCACATGTTTCTTTGTTCTGTTTATCTAGTGGCTTGAATAGTATATCTGGTTCCTTACCAAACATAAAACGTGCTTGTTTGTTTATAAGTGGTTTAACCTTATTATCTATTATCTGACTTGGTATATAGTCTAAAACATCTAAAGTAATCCAATTTTGTCCTAATAGATCCTGGTTTAATTTCGCAGCATCTATATTTTCACATTCACCTAAATAAAATATAAAATCTTTTAGTGCTTTTTTTCTTTCCTTTTTTTCTCTTTCATTTAGATTAAGCAATGTTTCTTTTATATTCATTAGAATACTGTACCTCCTTTCTTTCCATACTTTTTAAGAACATTTTGTTTAAGTCCTCTACCTTTGTTATAAACTGATTTGTCATATTTAACATCAATATTATGTTTTAATATTGTATATATAAAATACCTCATAGCATCCATACAATGATCTTTATCTTTTAAAGGTTCCTCGATTCCTATAGAAATCTTTTTAGTATCCCATACATATGATACAAATTCTTTAATTGTTTCTTTGCAACAATCATTTACTCTAAACATATCTAATGACAATGCACTTGCAACTGTTCTTATTCCATCCAAAACATCATTTTTTGCTTTTCTTATTTGTTCAAATCCATCACTTCTCAATTGAGCTATAAAACTTGCTGCTGAAGGATCTATAATTATTTTTACAGGCACTATATCTCCTAAAAAACCTTTTAAGTCCTTTGAATATTGAATATCTGTCTTTTGTAAACTCTTATCTCTACCACTATAATAGTATTCTTTTACAATATACCACTTGCCTTCGCATAGTCCCCATAGAAGAAATACAGTAGCATTTTGAGTACCATAGTCTATAGATACATAATATTTTTCATACTTTCTATGAACTGTCTTAACTTTATGGAAATCTTCGTTGAACATGTCATAGATAACACCCTCTGCTAAACACCATAAACCTAAAATATAACGCTTATAGAATATACCTGAGTACATTCTTTTATATCTTTCTTTTACCTTTTCACTTAAAGATAAGTTGTCATTCATAGTAAAATGAAGGTGTATTCCATTTTTATATTCTAAATTATCAAGATACTCTACTTTAAACCAATGATATGGTCCTTCTGGGTTACAGTTAAACCACATCTTAGCCCCATCTACTGAACATCTAGCGGTTGCTTGATTGACAAAACTTTGGGGCATTAATGCAACTTCATCAAATAGTACTCCAGCTAAAGTAATACCTTGAATTAAGTCTTGAGATGCTTCATCTTTACCACCAAATAAATAAAAGTCATTACTAACTTTACCCTTAGAAATAGTTATATAATTATCTGTTCTATGTTCTTTATACTTGCACCCTCTACTTTTTAACATTTTAAGCAGTGGTTTTATAACATTTCTTCTTAATGAACCTATTGTTTTACCACATAAAGCAAAGTTTTCACCATCAAAAGTTTCATTGGCCCACATTACAAAAGATAATGACATTGCTACAGTTTTACATGCCCTTACTGAACCATCTGCAATAAGTATATCTTTATTAGCTACTGGTGAGTCTTTCATCCACCATGTTAAAACTTTTAATTGTTTATTAGAGAAAGGTTTAAACTTAAAAGGTACAACTTTATTTTTCATCTTTCCATACTTCCTCTACTTTACCTTCTAATGCTTCAATAAATCCATCATCTTGAACTTCATCATCATTACCTGTTACTTTAGATTTCTCTAATTCTAGTTTTTCTCTAGCTTGTTTGGATCTTTCTTCTTCTATCTTTCTTTTAAAGTTATCTGGGAATAAATCAAAGTATTGAGATAGTTTATCTAAAGCCTTCATTCTATCCTCAAATTTAATAGATACTCCATCTTTGCCTTGTTTTACTTCACTTATTATTGTTCCATCTACTACATTACTTTCTTTAAAGTCTACATAGTTAATTATTTTAGTGATTTCCTTTTTAGTCTTTTTATCAACTATAGGTCCAAATGGTCCCATAACAGGTACTTCTCGTTGTCCAAATGTTAGGTAATCAGTTATATCTGCAAATGCTATCTTTATATACTTATTTAATACATCCATAGCATCTATAAATATTTCTCCTATCATTTTCCCTTTAAGCTCTTTAATATAGGCTTTTACCTTACTATTTCTTACTAATTCACTTCCTGTTACATGAGCTCTTTCTTGCGAATATCCTGCTTTTATAGCTGCCATCGTCTGATTAAAGCTTTTAACATAGTAAATACAAAAGAGCCTTTGCTTATCAGTAAGTTCAGTATTTTCTAATACCTCTTTTACTTCCTTAGCAATAGGCTCCTTATCATTATTCTTAGTCTTATTTTCTGTTGCAACATTCTTTTGTTGCGTTGCACTCTTTGTTGCAACATCTTTATTTATTTCACTATCCCAATTCTCTCTATTTTTTCTACTTCTTAGAGTAGAATATTTAATTCCATGTTCCTCTGCAAATTCTTTTAACTTTACATCGCCATTTAATTCTATGTATTCCTTCTTTATATTTTCCCAATCGGGACTCCTTGTTTTAGCCATATCTACATTGTCACCACCTCTGCTTTTCCATAAATAAAAAAGAGCCTATATATTAAGCTCTTTTAATAACTTCTTTCTTATATGTTCCTCATTTATCTCCTCATCATAATTAAAATAAATGAGTTTTATATTATTTTTATTGCATAATTCCCTTTTCTTTTTATCTAATTCTTGTCTTTTCTCAAAAGCTTCTTCTCCTCCCCAATGTTCAAAGGGTTTGAAGTGTTGTTCTCCTTGATATTCTATCCCTATATCTAAAGTTTCTATATAAATATCTAATTCTAGTCCATCTAAAAATGGTGGCCTGAAATGTCTATACATAGTTAACTCTGGATATAGTTTTCTTATTATCTTATATAAGTTAGTTTCATTCTCCCATTTCTCACCAACTCTTTTAGATTTAAACCAGTCTCTTACTTCATTTTCAATTACTTTATGTACTTCCTTTAACCTTTGTTTCATTACATACTCAATTGCATAATATAATTTTTGATATTGTAACTCTTTATCTTCTATATGAAAATATCTTAATAATATTGCTTCTTCTCTATGCTCTATCTTTTTAAGCATATCCAATATTTCTTTGCCTTCAAATGTATCTAGTAGTTTATATCTTCTTATATCTTCAAGTAAATCTTTATCTGTTGGATCTAATATTAATCTAATTTCAATAGGACCATCTTCTTTTAAATAATATATTCCATCATGTGTACTGGGGTTTATTCCCTTATTAAAGTAATTTATATTTATATACCATCCAAAGGTTCTTTTAAATTTAGTTCCATACATAGGAGTACAATATTCTTTATTAGGTTTTTCTATATTACATCTATGGCATACATCCTTTTTAAATTTAATATAATTTAGCCATTCTAGCCCTACTGGTGGATTTTTCTTTCTTATGACATCATTTATACTTTCTGGCATATCCAGTTGTTTTAACAATATCCACTCTGGAGGATTAAGCAAACTTGAAGGATATTTTAAAAATAGTTTTATACAGTTTTCTACTGCTTTTCTCATACATGAACATAAAACTACTTCTGAATTTTTATCTTTCTGAAATCCTATGAAATTGCCATACATATCTGTATAATGTACTAATGGATATAATAAGTTTTCTTTTAGTATCATTTATATCACCTAATAAAGTCATTCTATATAGCTTACTTAATTCCTTCTACCATAATTACAATTGTTGTTATATAAAAAACATTCAATTTAATAGATATATCCCTTTGCTATTTGTTCATCAGTGAGCCCATTTCTTGCCCACCCTTCAACTAATATAAGTTTATCTTTTACATTAGTTTCATATTTAGATTTAGCCATAGACTCACCTCCTCATTGTTAATTGCTATTGTTTGTTTTGGGAATAGAAAAAGATACCCATTATTGAGTGCCTAATATCTTCTTTCCTAAGTTATTCACTTATATTTTCCCATTATATATTTATTATTTTATGAAGTTATAAAAAATTTACATATTGCAAATCATTAAATACCTACGAATTATCGTTTCCTTTTTTATGACTTTTATATAGTTTTTCTAATACATAAAAACTAGGAATAAAGAACCCACTAAATGCACATATGTAAACTATATAATAAGCCTCACTTAATCCTGGAATAATAGGTGGTAATATAAAACCTCCAATTAAAAGACCAATAAAAGCACTAATAATGGATAGTATAAATAACCGCATATAGATTATCCTTTCTTTGATTAATTTTAGAATTTAAGTGTAGCTGATTGTGTTCCAGATATTACTGTAGTGGTATTAAATGAAAATCCTAAAGGATTTGAACTAATACTTATTGATGGAGTGAAATTAAGTGTACTATGTCCATATTTAACTACTGCTGCTATTTTATTTATTGGAGTTCTATCAGTACCCACTGTCCAATAACCATTACCTGATTTAGCAAAAGGATTAATACCTTCTATATCTACATATGATTTAAATAACCACATTCTACATTCCTCCTTCCATGTAATTTCTTCTACATAAAAAGAGGTAATCCTCCATCATTTACTTGTCTATTTCCGATTGTTTGCGACACACATACAATATATAGTATTTATAATCCACACTATTAACAATATGTTGTGGATTATCATTAGTTAGCTGTCTACTAATTACTAGTTAATTTATTTGCAATGTATCTCCAATCTCGACAAGCTTGTCGTTACTAACGAATCTATTTATCTCTGCCTTATAGCTCCTCTATGCCTTTTGTAACTATCATGCTTCATAAGCTCCATTACATCACTAAAAGAGATGTGCTCTCCCTCCCTCCTAGACTTCTTCTTTCTATTCTGTTGCTTTAATCTCTTATGTATATCTGGTTGCTGTGCTTTTATTATCTTTTCTATCTTCACACCTCTCACTCCCTTTTAATCATAATAGAAAAAGACACCTACTTTTATTTAAGTAAGTGCCTTTTGTGTTAATAAATGTGGCAAGTACGCACTACTTGCCTGTTACAGTAATCCCTGCTGTAACGATTCAGTTGTTAAATTAATTATATTTGTTTATGTTACTATTCTAGCATACTTTCATACTAGAATTAATGTGGGTTTAATGCAATTTTAATGCATAGTTATCTATTTTTTAATGCCATTTTTATAACATTATTATTATTTTTCTTAGATTTTAATTTTCCTTCATCTAGACCTAACAATACCTCTATCTCTTCTCTATTCAATGTTAACCCTGTGTCAGATAAATTTTCAACTATTTCATCTTCATCTAAAATATCATTATCTAAAATAATATCTATTGCTCTTTTTAAAATTGTTGGTTCTTTTACTATTAAAGTATCATCTAGAGGTTCTTTCATCCTCCAACCTAGTTTACTCATTTTTTTCATCAATGTTTGATAAGAACTATTAGTTATAACTTCTAATTGATTTGCTCTAACTAGCATAGCTGATATAGATGTTCTCCATTTTTTCTTTAATTCTTTATAATAATTTAAATCAGTTGGATATATGCTAACATCTTCTATAAATTTTTCTTTTGGTAATAAAAATGCTGCTGCAAATTTATGTGCATCTTGTTCCATACTTCTAAGTTCATCTTTTGTTAAATCTTCAATGTCTAAAAAGGCATCATGCATTATTATATGTCCTAACTCATGTGCTACACTGAATTGTCTTCTTACAGCTGAATTTTTATCATTTCCTAACACTATTAAAAAATGTTTTATACCATTTATGTTTTGTTGTTGACTAAAAGCATCAATATTTTTACTTCTAGTATTCATAGAAGTAATTATTATACCATTTTTTTCAAGAACATATATTATATCTTTAATAGGCTCACTTCCTAACCCCCAATATTCTCTAAGCTTATTAGCCATATCTTCTATTTCCATTTCTTCTTCAAAATTAGGTATATTTAATTCAGGAAACTCTATATACTCATTTAAAAAAGAAAAAATTTTTCCTATAATTTTTGTTTTTTCTTTTTGAGCATTCTCTTCTTTTTTAGACATCCGACTCGAAGCCCTAAAGTATGTGTTTCCTAATTCTATATCTATACCATTATTTTCATAAAAATATTCTTTTGGGAAGTTAAGACTATTAACTATTTTCATAAGAATTTCAAATTGAGGTGATATCAAGCCATGTTCATACTGAGAAATAGTTTGTCTTGAAACTCCTATATCTTTAGATAAATCACTCATACTTTTCTCCCTATACTTTCTAGCTGATTTAAGCCTTTTACCATTAAATTTATTTTTAGAATTATTAGCTATTAACATTTTTCATGTTACCCTCCTAAGCAAGATCAGTATCTATTCTTTTTTTATATTCTTTTTTGTTTTCTTATTTTTAACAAGTTCTGTATCATTAGTTTTATCATTAACCCTCTCTTTTATCTTTAGAGGAATAAGTGGAGTATTCTCTTCAAATTCACTTTTAGTATCAATAATTTCTTCTACACCTACAGAAATATATTTGCTCCAATTACATGATTCAATTATATTTAAATCACAATTTGCTATAACTGCTAATATTTCCGTTAATCTTTCCTTATTCTCTGTAAATAATATATTTATACATCCTTTTATCTTATCTTTAATGTCAGGTATCATTTTTTTAAATTCTTCAAAAATATATTCAGTATTTGATAATTGTAGATTTGGAATAAATGAAGTTTGCTTATATGTTTCCATTTTTAAATTATTATTAGGTAAATTTAAAATTTTACTATAATGCGATTTATTCTTACTATCTTTTTTTATTTCAAGAAATCTATCCTTTTTCAATAAAATATATAACAAATCATAGTCTGTTCTATATATAGCTACTAATTGCCATAATGGTCCTCTTGAAATTCTATAACATTTAAACGGTTTATCTCTAAACGACTGTTCTATATTTTTAAATATATAATTCCATCTATCATGATATCTGCCATTTGTTGTCGGATGATTTTTTTCATTTAGATCATAATTCTGTTCCTCTCGTGAATCATTAAGATTCTTAATTAATTTTCTTATATTTTCAGGTTCTAAAAAATTTTCAGGCACAGTTGACTTGATAATTTTTTCCAATATAAACTCACCTCTTAAATTATTTTATAAAGTAATTTTACCTTATTCTATAAATTTGTCAAGTCAACTAACCTTTTTTATTCTTTTCAGTTAACCATCAATATTTCTAAACAACTGATAATATTAATAGATCTTTTTATACCATTCTTCCCATTTAGCTACATTTTCAACTAACTTTTGTCTTTTTCTTGTAGCTGTTGATTGATCCATTCCTAAATCATTTCCTAATTGCCAATCTTTTTTTCCTTTACCATACTTTAGCTTTAGAAACTTTTTATCTTCTTCTCCTAATTCCCCTATGTTATCTTCAATTATTATGTTATCAGCTTCTATGTTTCTTATTTCTTCTTCTAGCAATCCTATTTCTTCTTCTTTTCTAGTCTTTTCATTTAATAGTCTATCCGTTATTCTCATTAGTGCTTGTTCTGCATAGCTTGCACTATTATTAGATGTTTGTATCCTTTCTTCGTATGTTATAGCTCTTGATTCCTCTGGAATGTTAACATCAACATTACGTAGCTTTATATCAATATCATTTATTTGTTTTTTAAGCAACTCTATTTTTCTATTTAAACTTTGTATCCTTCTATCTTTACAATAATAATTGTATAGCTTTCTTTCTGTTTTTCTAAAAGTTTCTTTATCTATCATTCAAGTCCTCCTTACATAATTGCCTTAATGTAATTCTTTCTCCATTTGTTGTACACTTTCTCTGCCTTCTTTTCATCTATGTTTAACTTTTTCATTATCTGCCATTTACCCTGTTGCGGTGTCATTCCAGGAAGTTGTTCTTCTAGCCATTTCTTAGCTTTATCTTTGTTCATATGGCTTTTCATTCTTTCATAACTAATTCTATTTTTAACAGCCGATTCAGTTCTTCCTATTTTTTTAGCCATTTCTCTATATGTCATTTTCCCTTGATTTTCTAAAATATATTTATCCTCTTCTTGTGTCCATAGTTTAACTTTTTCCATAGTTACTCACTCCTATTTACACTATCTAAAATAACCCTTAGAATATCTTTTCTCCAATTTTTTTGTATCTCCTCCTAAACAGGCATTTATCTGTTCCATAAAAAGCTTTAACAGTAAACTCTATTCCAGATTGAGTACTTTGTTTTAATGCATGTTCCTGGTTATATTTACAATCTATACGTCTACAACTCCCCCTTGTACAATATATTTCTTCTAGTCTTTCACAACCTTTAAACATTACTGCCATTCCTCCATTCTTATGTAGTCTGGTCTATCTAGTTCTTTCTGTTTTATAGCTTGTACTTTTTTAATGCTATATTTTACACTTACTGATGCTATAGCTATACATGTAAGCATAGATATTAATATTATTTCCATTACTATCCCTCCATGTTTCCTGATATAATATTTGCAACTCTTTCAGCGTATCTAAATTGTTGTTTTATATAAGAATCATCTTTCTTACCCCCAGAAGCTAACCAATCAGATATTCTTTTGTCTATGTCTTGAATTACTTCTGCTGGGATATACTTTGAGTTATTAAGGATATCCTTCACACTATTTATTTTTATTCTCATATTCCTCTCTCCTTTCCATGTATAAAACCCCACCTAAGTCCTGTATCATATATCTATTTAAAAATCGCTTTGTAAGCCTTATTTTGTGTTTAAAATTCTTATAAGGAATAGCCAATATATTAATTTGACCTTCTTTTGGCATATGATTTTCCTCCTATCTCTCTATAATTTCAGCATCATTTTTGCTTACTGCTTGTACTTTATATACTTTTCCAACTTTGCCAAAATACCTGGTATTATTTTTTACATTCATTATTATTATTTTCATGTAACTATCTTTTCAATTGATTGTCATATAAGAATATATTTATATAACTATGTCCTCATATGACTTTATTAACATGAATTACGTACTATTTTGTAAACCAATTTCTACCTTTATTTTCAATATGCAATAGAACTCCACTATAACCTTTTTGATTTGTAGTGCACTCAATATATTTACCATTATAGGCATAACCTTGCACAACACCTTTATACTTCTTACCACAACTTATATACTCTATTTTCTCTCCAATAGGTATATCTCTAAATAATGTTAATTGCTCAAACATAAGCTACCATCTTTCTCCATATATTTGAATTACGATGCAAAAACACCACAAGGTTCAAATTTGAATAATGCAATGTTCTGAAAATATGAATATAATAATTCATTTTTAATAATACTAGTTTTATAAATCGTTTAAGGAGGCATGTTAATTATGTCATGTAAACTAACTGATGTTCTTAATAAGCAAATCGCTAATTGGAGTGTATTGTACATTAAACTTCATAACTTCCACTGGTTCGTTAAAGGTCAACAATTTTTCACTTTACATCTAAAATTTGAAGAACTTTATAACGAAGCTGCACTTCATATTGATGAACTGGCTGAAAGACAGCTTTCAATTGGAGGTAATCCAGTGGCAACTATGAAAGAATGCTTAGAAATTTCATCTATAAAAGAAGCTACTGGAAATGAAGTTGCAGAAGATATGGTTGCAACAATCATTAGTGATTATAACACTATAGTTAGTGAGCTTAAAACCGGAATGGAAATAGCCCAAAAAGAAAATGATGAAACTACTAGCGATATGCTTCTTGCTATTCACACTGCACTTGAAAAACATGTTTGGATGCTAAAATCATTCCTTGGTAAATAACAATAGTTTACTAACAGGGGTATCTAATAATATAGATATCCCCCTATATTAAATAGCTAATTTCAACTTATTACTTTACAATATTCCCAGCCTATCCAATCTTTTGTAATCTTAGCAACTGTATATATTTCCTGTGCTATTGCTACTGTATCTACTGCCATTATCTCGCCCCACAAAATAAGCTTTCTAAATCATATCTAAATCTAGTTATTTTCTTTTTGCCTGGTATTTCTATTCCATTTTCTTTACACCATGCTATAGATATAGACTTCCTTTCTGCTCCTTCTATAAACTCTTTAACTTTTATAGCTTGTACTGCATATGTTTTTTCTTTATCTCTAAAGTTAAATATGAACATAGGTTTTATATTTAAATGGTTTATACTAGACATTTCTTCTATTTGTTTTTCCCTTATACAGTTAAATGGAATACTAGATCCTTTATGACTTTTCAGTTCTAATAAAAATAATATATCCTTGGACATAACCATGAAATCACATATATTATGAGCTTGAAATCTTACATTGCTATTCTTTTCTCCTGCAAAATTTGCTGTTCCATCTTTAAATCTATATATCCAACACCACTCTGGAACGGACTTTTTTATATCTTCTTCAAATTTCTTACCTGGATTAGCCATAAAGTCTACCTCCCATGCAGGACCTTATTACATCTTCACTTTTATATTTATCTACATATCTGTTTATAGTTTTTACTATCCTTCTTACTGCTGCATTACTTATATCTAAAATCTCTTTTATTTCTTTTTCTGTGTATTCTTCTTTAGTAAATAATTTAAATAGTTTCTTCTGGAACTGTAGCTTGTACCTTATGTCTATTTGCCTACTTTTATGTGGGCTATTGTTCCCTCTGTGATGTTCTGAACATAAATAGATTATATTATATTGGCAATGCTCTAAAGCCTTCTGTTGGCTTCTAAACACGATATGGTGTTCTTCTGAATATGGCTTCCCACATACTTTGCATATCTTCATACTCTCCTCCTATGTTTTATTACTTGATTGTCATATGAGAATATAGCTTTATAACTATACCCCCATATGATGTTGTTCTTATGCTAAAACTACACCTTTGGTATATAAATCCACCTTGTTTATGCACGTTTTGTAATTTCCATTATCTATAACAGTAAAGTATTTATTATCCATGATAACTTTACCTTTTGTAATTAAAGTATCCCATCCTGTTGTCCATTCCATCCTCTTGGTTTTTATCTTTTGACCTTTATTAAACTTAAACTTCTTTTCTGCAAAATCCATCTTATTTATAACCTTGTCCACTCTCTCTTGCCTATCGATAAAGCATTGGCATTTTTGTTCTATTGCAGCTTGTGTTCTACCTATATGTTTGGACATTTCTTTGTAACTTAATTTCCCTTTATTCTTCCTTATAAAGTCTAATTCAGCACTTGTCCATATCTTTCGCATTGTTACTCCTCCTCTTAACCTGCTCCTTCAAAAATCTCTGCCAGTTACTACCTTGAAAATATATTTCAAGTACTTGCTTAATTATTTCCTCGTTCTTCATAGTTTTTTACTCCTTATTTCCAACCTAAAAGTTTCTTTTCTAAATCATCAAATGTCATTCCACCATCACTGCCATCGTATGTTCTTTGCTGATAGCCGTTAAAACTGTCTATCTTAGCTCCATTGTCTTTTCTTTCTACATTGCTATACTTTGTTTTTTTCT